AATAGTAGACTCAAGGGGTAAATCATCGGCGAATATTAAAGGAGATATGAACCGATATCACGATGACTATTTTACTTGTAAACATTTGGTAGCAGACCAAACAAATATGCTATGGAATGGGGGCAAAATAGTTTATAATATGTTACGTTTCAAAGTGTTATGGCTAAGTCCTAAAGCACAAACTAGGCAGGATTTAATTAATAATTGTCTAGAGGGGCGAGGTTATAATGTTCTTAATAAATAATAATAAATTTGGAGTATAAAATGTCGAATATAATAGATAAAGTTTATGATAATACTAAAGATGGTGTTCCTAACTATTCAATTGATTTAATTGATGGGACAAGATTGTATTATAGGGGTGTTGTTATGAACCCTATGCCAAACTCTGGCGATGCAATAAATTATACTGTAGTTAATACTAAAACATCAGCGAATGGTAATCAATATACCAATATAAAAGATGTTTCAGTTGCTTATAATCCAGATGGTCAAAATGATGCACCAAGTAACAATGCCCCACAATCTTTAGGGAATGTTGTTAGTAATGCTAATTTTACACCTAGTAAACCAATGGGAAATAAAAACGATACCCAAAGATTAGATATATTTGTTACTGGTGTTGTTGGTCGTTCTATGGGTTCTGGTCATTTCTCTGTAAATGATATTGAAGCATTAACAAAAAATGCAGTAGATGCTTTCAATGAAAACCTCAAAAAATTATAAAAAACTATTCGCTGACTTTTGGGGGTATCACGAAACTGATATTCCCATTTGTTGGGGTTGTTATAATCAACAAGCAGTTGATATACACCATTTGATACCAAAGGGCATGGGTGGGGTTAAAAACAACCGATTAAATAGGATTGATAATTTATTTCCAGTTTGTAGGTCTTGCCACAATTTAGCACATAAAGACAAATCTATTAACGAGGAATGGAAAGTAAAACTTCAAGAAAAAATATATCATAAAGAGTGGGAAAATTTACATGATTAAAAATGAAATACCATTTAAAAAATTTGTTATTCATTGTAAGGAAACAAAATACTACAATGTTACTATTAAAGCACTTGATTATAATATAGCCGAAGAAAAATGGCAGAGCATAGCCAAAACGAGGGATTATCTTACACTTCACAAAGATTTAGAAGTAATTAGCATAAGTGAAGAAAATGACTGATATTTATAGCTTAGAATTTGATCCCAATAAAATATCTCATCAACAAGAACAACTTGGAATGAGGTTTGCTGATTTAGATACGGCAGTCGAATTAATGAAAAAAGAAGAAAAAATGATAATTGCAGAATTAACCATTTACTTCTCAAGGCAAAAAAATTATAAGAATATTACAGAGTTAAATGGTTTAATTTACTCTGATAATAAATTTAAGGACTATCTTGATAGATACGAGAGAACCCTTAAACAAAGGAATCAAGCCAAAATAAGGTTTGAAACCTTTAAAGCCTTCAGAGATGACTTAAGAACTAAAGTCGTCAATGAAAGGGAACTGGCTAAAAACTTATAGAAAGGAGTTAAAAATGTCAGAAACTCAAAACCAACAAATATTGGAACACCTAAAAAAAGGTCTTACAATAACCCCTCTATTAGCTTTAAATTCATTTGGGTGCTTTAGATTAAGTGCTAGAATTTATGATTTAAAGCAAGATGGTCATAATATAATAAAAAGGACAGTAACTTCAGACCATGGCGATAAACATTTTGCTGAATATACTCTTTTAAAATTAAAGGAGGGCAAATAATGTCAGATAAATTAATAACTGATGAAGATATTGCTGATATTGATAAGGTAAAAGAACAAGCTATTGCCAAACATATGAGTGATATTAAAATTATGAGCAAATTAATTTTATCTCTAAATGAATATCTTATTAGGTTTGGAAGAACCAGTAATGTTCATGATCAATGCTTTGATTTAAAACAACAAGTAATTCAAAACAGAGATCATTTGCAAGATTGGGTTAACAAGATATGATTGAGCATTTTGAAAAATTTAATGATTATGGAAAGGGTTTACTTCCATTGTCATTTAGTCATCTTAATGAGTTCGCTTTTTATCGTGAAAGGTGGGCATTAAGAAGAATATTTGGGTATCAGTTTCCAACATCTGCACCTGCTATTAGAGGGCAAGTTGTGGAGTCTGGTATCAATATGTTTTTGCATGGCATACCTTTAGAAGAAGCAACTGAAAAAATGATAGCTGAATATGATGCTAACTGTTTAGATATCAATGATCCTAAAGTAGATATAGAAAGGGAAAATTTAATTCCTTTGCTAGAGTTAGGGACTAAAACTTTTCAAGAGTATGCTTATAGGTGGACACTGTTAGAATACCAAAAAAAGGTTGAACTTGATATTAATGGTATTCCATTCATAGGATATACAGACTTTCATTTTGAGGATAAAAACACTAAGGAAGATTTTTTTATAGATTTAAAAACTTCTAAAAATTTACCCCAAAAAATAAGTATATCCCATGCTATGCAACAATCTATTTATCAAAAAGCAACTAATAGTAAACAAATATTATGGTATCTTAAAAACCCTACGAAAACAAAAGATGCTGAATATATTGCTATGACATTAGATGATTATTCACAACCTATGAAAATATGTGAACATATAGTAAATGTGATGGCAAACTATTTAAAAACTGTTAATAATCCTAGTGATATTAGAGATTCTTTAGTTCCTAATCCAGATAATTGGATATGGAAAGAGGAGAATGTTTTAAAAGCTAGAAAAGAAGTTTGGGGTTATTAACCAAAAAATCCCTTTGGGTTTAGGCTCAAAGGGGTTATAACAAAAACAATATTTTATGGAGCAAATAATGTTTATAGAAGAAAATTCAAAACCAAAAGAAAAATTAAAAGCATGGTATTTATTTACCGAAGATTTTATTGCAGGCACTCAGCACCTTACAAACGAGCAAGTTGGGGTGTATATAAGGTTGCTTTGTTTTAATTGGAATAAAAAATGTAGTGGTTTACCAAGTAACAATATGGAACTTTATAGGATTGCTAATTGTTTTACTGATGATGAAAAACAAGCATGTAATAAAATTATAAAAGAGTTTTTTGTTTATATTAATGATCACTATCAAAATGAAAGGCAACTTCAAGAGTTTCTATATATTACTAGGAGAATGGAAGCATCTAAAGAAAATGGCAGACTTGGTGGCAGACCAAAAAAACCTAGCGAAAACCCCCCTACCCCTACCACTACCCCTATCACTAAACAAACCAAAGATAATTATAATGCTTTTTTTAATAAGTTTTGGAATAAAGTTACTAATAAAATAAGCAAGGGAATAGCAGAAAAAAATTATATGAAGCTAGAAGAAGAATGGATTGAATCACCAGATACTTTATCTAATATGTATAATGATTACTATAAATCTGTTGAAGATAAACAATTTGCTAAACAACCTGCATTTTGGTTATCAGCTAAAAAATATTTAGATGTTAAAGCTAAAAAGGAAGATGTTGGGGGTTCTGAACCTTATTTCCATAGACTCAAAGTTTTTAAAGAAGCAGTCAGAAATAAAAAAGGAAGTAGTTTTATAACAAAATATGCAAAACAACACCCTTATGACGTTGAAAGAGCTATTAAAGAAAATCATTTCACTAAAGAAGATGCAGTTAATTATTTAGATATGGGGAGTTGGGTATGAAAAGAAACCAAAAACTTGAACAAAACTTTTATGATTTAAGGAAACTTTACGAGGAAACCAAAGCACAAAGTATAAATGATCATAATGACAGGTTTGTTGATGTTCCTCAAAATGTTGCTGATTCTGATAAATATGGAAAAGTAAATTTAAAAGGTTATATGGATTTTTATTTATCGATGAAATCAAATAGGCAAATAAAAGATTTATCAACACCTGCAGGTTTGACTGCAACAAATAAAAATTATCAAAGTTAGAGGATTAAATGAATATTATTCAAACTGAAATAGAAAAAGTAATACCATACCAAAATAACCCAAGAAAAAATCAATCAGTTGAAAAAGTTGCTAGGTCAATACAAGACTTTGGCTTTCAGCAACCTATAGTCGTTGATAAAGATATGGTGGTCATTGTAGGTCATACTAGGTTATTAGGTGCTAAAAAACTTGGAATGAAGGTTGTACCAGTCGTACAAGCTGATTTAAGCGATGAAAAGGCTAAAGCCTATAGAATAGCTGATAATAGAGTTAACGAGGACTCTGGTTGGGATAATAAGCTGTTACAAGATGAATTAAATAAATTGTTAGACTTTGATATTGATTTAAACATTACTGGTTTTACAAATGATGAATTAGATAGTTTATTTTCAAAAGAGGAAATAGATTTTATTGAACCTGCAGAAGAAATAATTAATGACGATAACCATTTATTAAATGATGTCAAGATGATACAGTTATTTTATGAACCAAAACATGAAGTAAAATTTAGAGAAATAATTGAAAAAGTAAGATTAGAAAATAATATAAATAATATATCTGATGCAGTTTTGCATTGTGTTTTAAATGAGGAAAAGAAGCTAAAAGGGTAATTATGAAAAAATTAAAACTGCAACCAATAATGACGGAAAAAGAAGCCGATAATTTAATTGGTGCTTTTTTAAATGAAAGCCATATAAAACATTTAATATCAGAAGATACCGAAGTTTATAAAGAAAATGGCGATTTGTTATGTGTTTTGAAAAAAAATGCAGTTCCTAAAAATATATTAGAAAATGCAAGAATACCTTTTAGAAAATCAGCTATGAAATCAAATAATAGGGGTTCAGCTTCTGGCGATATTGATAAACTGTATAAAATTGGCGATAAAATAGATGGTCGTATTATTGGCAAAATAAATGGCAGTAAATATATTCCTATTTTAAGCAATGGTAAATTATCCAAAACAAGTTATTCATTACCAGTTAACAGTTCAGTTATAGGTTATATGGATAGATACCCAAGAATACCATATTGTAGAACTACTGCTTTTTCACAATCACATTTTAATGAGTATAGCCTTTGTATTCCTTATATTCAGAGTATAAATCAAGTATTTAAAAATTATGCACCCAATAGGTATAAATTACAAAAGGCTATGGCAGATGCTTCCTCTCAAGATTTTATTATAAGTAATACTGCATTTACAACTGTAACTGTTAATAAAAATTTTAGAACTGCAGGACATAAAGATCAAGGCGATTTAAAAGAGGGGTTTGGTAATCTTGGAGTTATTTCAAGGGGAAAATATAAAGGATTTCAAACAGTATTACCAAGATATGGTGTTGGCTTAGATATAGGGCATGGCGATGTGGCTTTATTTGATGTTCATGAAGTTCACGGAAACACCGAAGCAAAAAAAATAAGTTATTTTGAGAGAATATCAATAGTTTGTTATTATAGGGAAAAAATGATCTATTGTGGAACTAAAGAATATGAACTTGAAAGAGCAAAAACAGAAACCAAAAAAATTGCACTTCCAGAAGAATTATTGAAAGCTGATCAAATTAAAAAAAGCATATTCCAATAATGTATTATCCAATTTATATACCAAGTAAAAATAGACCAGAGGGTAAATCCTTTGAATTATTAAAAGATATTGATACAGAAAAATATATAATAGTAGAACCACAAGACATTGAAAAATATGAACATTTTAAAAAAGATTTTAATATTCTTACATTAGAAAAAAACAATCAAGGTCTTTATTATGTGAGGGATTTTACAAAAACATATGCTGAAAAAACAAATGTTAAATGGTATTGGGTAATAGATGATGACATTTCTAAATTCTATAGAACTGAAAATAATAAAAATAAACCTATAACACCACATGAAGCACTTACAAGTGCAGAAGAACTTTTTAGCTCTATGCCAATAGCTTTAGGTTCTTTGGAATATCAGCAATATGCTTGGAGTCAAAAAAAACTTTTTAAAATAAATTCCTATGCTGATTGTGTTGTTTGTTTTAATACTGAAAAAACTAAGAAATATAATTATGACTTACAATTTAAGTTAAAAGGCGATAGAGATATGGCTTTACAAATAATGAAAGATAAACAGTATGTAATGAGAGCTTTGCAAATATCTTTTTCATGCCCTAAATTTGGCAGTAATAAAGGTGGTCTTTTTGATGTTTATAATAAATTAAAACTTGAAAAAACTATGGCAGAATTACTGGCTAAGAAATGGGGCAATAGATACGTTATATTGCAAAAGAAACCAACCAAAGATGGCATTAGGTATGATGCCAAAATAAATTGGAAGGCATTTAGTGTAAAAATAAATTAATTACTTTACTCAAAGGGAAAATGAGGATTATGGCAAGACCAAAGAAATATCAAATAGACACAAAACAATTAACAAATTTAGCAAAATTAGGGTGTACAAATATAGAAATGGCAGATTTTTTCGGTTGTTCATCAGACCTTTTAGAAAAGAGTTATTCGGAATATCTGACAAAAGGAAGAGCAGAGCAAAAAATGAGGTTAAGGCAACTCCAATGGAGAGCTTGTGAGAATGGCAATGTTAGTATGCTTATATTTCTAGGAAAAAATATGTTAGGGCAACAAGATAGGCTAGAAGAATCAGCATCAGAAGAACCATTACCATGGACTAATTAATGCCTTTAACTAAACCCCAATCAGAAGTAATCAAAGATAATTCAAGGTTTAGAGTTTTAATTACTGGAAGAAGATTCGGCAAAACTTATTTAGCAATTAATGAATTAGCAAAATTTGCAAGTCAGTCAAATAAAAAAGTATGGTATGTAGCACCAACTTATAGACAAGCTAAACAAATATGTTGGAATGAATTAAAAGAAAAATTAATTGAACATAAATGGGTTAAAAATATAAATAATAGTGATTTAACTATAACCTTAAAAAATAATTCTAAAATTACATTAAGGGGTGCAGATAACGAACAATCATTAAGGGGGGTGGGTTTAAACTTCCTTGTAATGGACGAGTTCGCTGATATTCATAAAGAAGCATGGTATGAAGTTCTAAGACCAACATTATCAGATACCAATGGTCATGCTTTATTTTGTGGCAGTCCTAGAGGTTTTGGAAACTGGAGTTATGAATTATTTAAACAAGGTGAAACCAATAATGATTGGCAGAGTTTTAAATATACTACACTTGAGGGTGGTCAAGTATCAGACAATGAAATAGAACAAGCTAAACAAGATTTAGATATAAGAACATTCCAACAAGAATATGAAGCAACATTCGTTAATTATTCTGGAATGATTTATTATAATTTTAATAGGCAAAAAAACATTATTGAAAAATACAATAAAAATAGTAGTTTGTTGCATATTGGATTAGACTTTAACGTAGACCCCATGACTGCAGTTGTATCAATTATTGAAAAGGATATAATTATAGTAGTTGATGAAATACAAATTTATTCTTCAAATACTCAAGAAATGTGTGAGGAAATAAGGAATAGATACAAAAATAAAAAAATAATTGTTTACCCAGACCCCAGTGCTAGACAAAGAAAAACATCTGCAGGTGGTTTTACTGATATATCTATATTGAAAAATGCAGGATTTGATGTAAGATGTAGAAATACGGCACCTCTTGTGAGGGATAGGATTAACTCAGTTAATTCAAAACTTAAAAATGTAAATGGAAAAAATAATCTGTTGATTGTAAAATCTTGCAAAAATGTTATTAAAAGCATAGAAAGACAGATTTATAAAGAGGGTACACATATTCCAGATAAGGATAGTGGCTATGACCATATGAACGATGCTTTAGGTTATCTAGTCGAGTTTAACTTCCCATTAAGAAGGAATTTTGTTTCAAGCCCTCCGAAGAGGTGGAGTTAATGAAAGAATTGCTTAAAAATAAACATGATCTTTGGCACTCAAATATTTCAAACTGGGAATTTTACATAAGGAGCTATTTAGGTGGCAACGATTATAAAAATGGGTATTATCTACATAGATATATTTTAGAAAGTCCAGAAGAATATGATGCTAGAGTAAGGCATACCCCAGTTGACAATCACTGTAAAAATGTTGTGCAAATATATACTAGCTTTTTATGGAGAGTGCCACCAACGAGAGATTATGGCGATCTAGATGGTGATTTACAATTATCTTCTTTTTTACAAGATGCTGATTTAGATGGTAGATCATTCAATACTGTAATGAGAGAAGTACAGATGAATGCTAGTATTTATGGAAACTGTTGGGTTATAGTTGATAAACCACAATCAAATGCAAACACTAGAGCCGAAGAACTAGCACAAGACATAAGACCATATCTTTCAATTTATACACCAGAAAACATCGTTAATTGGAATTATAAAAGGTCAGCGAGTGGTAGATTTTATTTAGATTTATTGGTGGTAATTGAAGATATTAATTCAGAAAGAGCAATTATAAAAGTTTTTACTGAAGAATCAATAATGACTTACGAATATGAAGAATATGAAAAAGAGTATACAGACAAAGAACCAAAACTAATTGAGGAAATACCAAACCCAATAGGAACTATCCCTGCAGTAAATGTTTATAATTTAAGGGGTAATAAAAGACCGATAGGCATAAGTGATTTGGCAGATGTAGCATATCTACAACAATCTATTTACAATGATTATTCCGAGAAAGAACAATTAATTAGACTAGCCAATCACCCAAGTTTAGTTAAAACACCTAATGTTGAAGCAAGTGCAGGTGCAGGATCAATAATAGAAATACCAGAAGATTTAGATTCAGCATTAAAGCCTTATATAATACAACCAAGTGGTCAAAACCTTGATGGCATAATGAAGTGTATACAAACTAAAGTTGATGCTATTGATAGGATAACCCATATGGGAAGTGTAAGGGCAACTGGTTCACAAATAGCAAGTGGCATCGCATTACAAACAGAATTCCAATTACTAAATGCTAGACTATCAGAAAAGGCAGATTACTTAGAGAATGCAGAAGAACAAATATGGTCATTATTTGCTAAATGGCAACAAAAGGAATGGAATGGTAGTGTAAATTATCCTGATACTTTTGATATTAGAGATTGGGCGAATGATCTGCAATATTTACAAATGGCTAAAGCTAGTGGGATTAAATCAGAAACTTTTAATAAAGAAATTGATAAACAAATAGCTGAAACAGTTATAGACGATAACGAAACTATAAAAACTATAAATGACGAAATAGATTCTATGCGAACAGTAAGAGGACAGTTTCAAACAACAGAAGTTGAGGGAGAAACAGTTGGCGAGGAAAGTTAAAAAAGATAAAAAAACTAAAATACCAAAAAAATATTTATCTGGATTAAAAGGTGCTAAAAGAACTAAAAGAGCAAATTTATTAAAAAAGGTAAGTGCTTTATATAAGTCAGGTGCATATATTCCAATGTCATTGTTAAAAAAAAGGACTAAAGCATAATGGCTAGTAAATTTAGGAAACCTTTATCAGCAAAGACTTTAGCAACACTTAGAGCAAAAGCTAAAAAATCTAAATTATTTAATTTAACTGATTTGAAATCTAGTTTTCGTAGAGGGCAAGGTGCTTTTTTAAGTGCAGGCTCAAGACCTAAAATACCAATGAATGCTTGGGCGATGGCGAGAGTCAACAAACTTATAAGCAGAGGAAGGTCTGGAACATTTGATAAAGATTTAATTAAAAGAGCCACCAAAAGAAAACGTAAATGACTGTATGCAGAAACCTAAAAAAATATGTATTATTTGTAAGGTGTATTTAATTGAAGTCTTAACAGATGTTTATAAATGTCCAGTTTGTAGAATGATTGTAAATGAAAGGTTAGATGAAAAAAGTAAATGGCAGAATATCAAGGAAGAAAAGTAAATTTAAATAAACCTTTTAGATTATCAACATCAGAATCAAAAAATAAAAAATTTGGTGTTTATGTAAAAAATAAAG